TATAACCTTCTTAACCATTTCCTGTATATCATCAGGTAAATCCGAAGAAACAAGGTCAGGACGTTGTAAATCAGAACGCTTAACGTCACCTATACGTGGTCCTCTAGCCGCTTCAAACTCCTCACGAGTCATACCATAAGTACCCATAGGACTTATTTCTTTTCGTATAGGAGCGAGTACTTTAGCCGCAGGATCAGGTACTGTAGATGCTGGCTGTTGTCTACCTAAATCAATACCTTGAGTATAGGGATTGTAGCCTTGAGGAGACCCAGCACTGGGAATATTAGGGACGCTGACAGAAGGTCTCGATTGAGACATTAAATCAGTGAGTGTAACTTCAGGCTGATCGATAGTTAGAGGACGAGAAGGTTCGTCAAACTCACGACCATAAGGAATATCTGGTCCTTGTTTAACAACGGAAGGAGAAACACCTATAAGTTTAGGTACGTCTGCTTCTTCTATTTTTAAGATAGAAGCTATGTCTCTAAAAGTAGCACCCTCGTCAACGGCTCTCCTAACAAGATCAGGAATTTTATCAGCAGGTGACTCAAATCTTTTTCCTTCAGGGTCTTTAGACAAAATATCTACATATTTCTGAGCAGCAGCACTAGAAGAAAAATCATTAAACTTTTTAGTAGCTTGCTCTAAAGAAATTTTTTCAAGATTTTTTATTTTATTTATAATATCTTTGTCTGACATTAGTTACCACCAGTAACAGAGAGATTACCTTCCGTTGCGATTGCCTTACCAGCGCCAAAAATAGCAGCAGACAGTTTGTTTTTCTTTAGCCTGTCTAGCGCCTCTTCTCTTGTTAGTCCGTCCCTCTGCATATAAGCTTGAATAATAGCCTCGTTTTCAGCCGCCTCTTCTCTTTCTGCTGCTGCAATAGCCGCGGACTGCTCTTGGCCGGGTATTTTTTCACGCATACCTGACATGCCTACATCAATAAGTTGTTGATCAGTAGCATTAGGATTTGTTTGATAATATAAAGCAGCTTGATCTATAAATGTGTTTCTTTCAGAGTCAGACATATCTTCTAAAGCATTTGCCATATCGTCATCTTGCCAGAACCACATGTTACTGCCAGCTTTTTTGATGTCGTCTATTAGATTATTAATTCTAATTTTTGCCGCTTTTTCTCCAGTGCGTAAACTAAACTGTCTGTCAACCTCTTCATCTACAGCGGTCATAAGATTGTTAACAAGTCTAATTCTTTGAGTCCGTAGTAAACCAGACTGAGGATCGTTTAACTTATTAAAGCTGTCTACTACTTGTGGATTTTCTTGTAAAATAGGATTATTTTTGATTTGATCGATGTAGTATTGTGATAGCTCACCTTCAGTCATTACTGTTTCTCTGCCATCTCTACGATTTTGTAGTGTGTTGGCTGCCTCTAATATTTCTGACTCAAGGCGGGCAGGAATATCAACAGTTTTACCACCAACAACCACGCTTTTAGGAACCTCTGTAGTTCCTGCGGATACCATTTGCCCAGCAATAACATTTGTTATTAAGTTATCTTGAGCTACTTGTTGATCAGTAATAAACTTAGCTTTTTGTGCTTCTAGTTTAGCGGCCTTTTCTAGTTCTCCTGCCCTAGTTAGTTGAGAAATAGCAACGTCAAAACGCTCTAAAGGAGTAGCAGAAGCTAGTTGTTCTTGCATACGTCTTCTAGCAGGAGCAGCACCTATCTGTTGTGCAGCAGTAAACAAACCCTTACCAAAAGAAGGATTAGCCATTTGTTGTAAAAATTGTTTTCCAAATGTAGCCACAATTAATCTCCTGTACTTGGTATCAAGTTAGACAAAAAACCAAGGGGGTTGGTGGAAGAAGCTGGTCTAGCACCAAACAAACCTGATAACAAACCAGTACCTGCTTCACCTATGAGGTTAGCTTGTCCAAGACCTGACGCAAGTAGTGCATCAATACCAGAAGCAGTAGCCTCACCAAAGAGACCAGTACCGTATAACTGAGCTTGCTGTGCAGCACCTGCCGCAGTCTGACCGGGCTGGAAAGCGGCTAACATTTGTTGTTGCGGCAAGTAACTAGCACCAAAGTATTGCTGACCTAAAGCGGCTTGCTGTGCTTGTTCACCACGAGCTTGTTGCATAGCGCCTAAGTAAGCATTGTTTAACGCCTCTTGTTGTGCACGATTAAGTTCAAAATCTTCAGGAGCCATCCCCCCAAACATGTTGCTACGAACACCTAATCTTCCTTGAGCCGCCATACGCTCTTCGTTAGCTAAACGCTGTCTCTCCATACCGGGTTGCATAGCCGTTAACATACGACCATAAATATCTTCAGTACGATCTGCTGTGCCTTGAGTAGCTCTGTCGTAAAAACCAGTAGCTCCTGTCATAAGCTGATTACGCATAGCTTGTTCTTCAGGAGACATAGCCATTGTGTACTGACCTTCAGGACCAGCCGTAAACTGACCACCTGTAGCAGTAGTAACAGTATAAGGTCTAAACGCCGCTTGTCCTAACTGAGTTTCAGCTAAGTCTTCACCCAGCTCTAGTCCTCGTTCACCTACGCCGCCTAGTCGGTTATAAGCGTTTAACAGAAGACCAAGACCAGCTAGACCTTGACCACCTCCGCCACTTAGATAACCACCTATCCCTGATAAAATACGAGAAAGAGAATTACCTTCTTCTTCTCCTGATAAGTCTACTCCTAAGCCTTCAAGAGTTCCTCGGATACGTTCAAGATCTTTTGTAGGATCAAACATACCGTAGTTAGGTTGATTTTCTTCTTCGCCCATTACTTGCTCCTAATTAAATCGTTTTGCCCACTAGCGCTAATAAGTTAATTTCTTGAAGTGACATCTCAAATCCATTTATGTCTGCTTCAACTCCTACAACAACAGTAGCGCCAGATGATGTAGCATTAACGCTCGATCTGTTTAACAAAAATCCTTGGTTGTATTTGCCTATGCTGTATTCAGCAATCCCAAAGTAAGAAGGTACTTGATCTCCAATATTGATACTTGCTGTTTTATAGTCTGTATCAAAATCATACGCCCACTTTAAAAATACTGAGGATGTATTACCTCCAAAAATAACTGGGCGAATCTTCTTAAGGATTTTAATTCTAGCTGAGTCCCCAAAAGACAAACTAGGGCTGTAATATTTAAATCGGAATGAAGTACCGTTATCGGTATACCCTGTATATTGTCCTATGCCGCCGACAAGACCTACCAAAAGATCTCCGTTGTCTTTTCTATGGTACGCAGTAAATAAAGATGAAGGCCAGCGAGTTACCCTGTAGGAACCATCCTCTAAAGTTCCCTTTAAGTTAAAACAGAGAGTCATCTTTTGACTTGTAAAAGTTATTAAGTAAAAGTTTTCTTCTGGGCTATAAGCAGATCTAAAAAACTCATTCTCTTCTTGTATTAGTTGGATAATGTCTTTAGTGATTGTGTTACTTAACTTTGTTATAGGAAGAGACTTTTGTTGCAACACTCTACCAAAACTTCTTAAACCTTCGTGTGATAAAAATAAAACATCAGTACCCGTGTACTGCACTGTGTCCCTGTTAACACAACCAACACCATTTACTGTGTCCATCAAGGTCATTGTTGCAGGAGCTTCAGCACCTTGGTAAACAACAATACTGTGCCTACCAAAGATAATCAACATATTATTATGTGCGGCTAAAGCAACAATCTCATCATAGCCATCAGGCCAAACTTTAGCTAAGTTAATAGAACCGCTAGTGCCACCCGCAAAGTCGTGACCAATCAACAAATCTGACCAGTACACGGTAGACTTGTCATTGTTTATATCAGCAACCCAAAGCCTACCAAAAGCCGACAGCACTTCATTACCGTACTTTCCTGTAATACCTGCGGCACCTGAAACACTTGACAGCGTTACTACAGACGTGCCGTCATATACTAAAGGCTCTTGGTTTCTTTGAAAGAAGTAGCTTTTGTTATTAAAGTTTACAATCTTCCAGTTGTCAGCACTAACTGTGTAACTACCCGGTGTTTCGTCAGCAAGCGTTGTTGTA